AATCCTAAGACCAGAATGTGCAGCTACTATTAAGCTATCTGCTTCTTAATTTCAATTTATAGGGTATCTTATTATTAGATACCCTTTTTTTATACCCATGTATCATTCATCAAAGAAAAAAAAGAAAAAGAAAAAAGGTGGGAGGGATTCACTTAAAATAAAAAAGTACTAAACAATGACTGTAGCTGCAACCACTGAGCTTGAAGCAATCAACATTATGTTGGCTGCTATAGGAGAAGCACCTATCAACTCTTTAACAGGAACATTACCTAGTGATGTAAGAATTGCTCAAGATACTCTTACAGAAGTAAATAAAGAAGTTCAATCAGAAGGTTGGTCTTTCAATACAGAAATAGATGTAACTCTTACAAGAGATGGATCTAACCAAATTAGTTTGCCAGCTAATGTTTTAAGAGTAGATGCAAACATACATCAACACCCAACAATAGATCCTATACAGCGTGGGTTAAAATTATACGATAGACAAAATAATAAATATGAATTTGATGAAGACTTAATTTGTACTGTTGTTTATTACAGAGAGTTTAACGAAATACCAGAACAGGCTAGAAGGTATATGAATATTAAAGCTGCAAGAATATTTGTAGATAGACTTGTTGGAGATGATGGCTTAAGAACTTATACAAAACAAGATGAAATAAGAGCAAGAACTATTCTTACAGAAACAGATTATGCTAATGCAGACCACAACTTGTTAAGAGGAGATCCTTCCCTTACAAGTATCTTTGATACTTACAATCCTTCTAGTGCTTTAATTAGATAACTATGGCTGTCATTTCAAGAGCTATACCTACACTATTAAGAGGTATATCGCAATCTTCTGATGCTTTGAAGCAACCAGATCATGCTGATATACAAGACAATGCTGATAGCAACCCTGTACTTGGACTTACAAAACGTAGTGGATTACAATACATTACTGCTTTATCTTCTACACCTTTAGGTAGTGTTCACATACAAACCATAAATAGAGATGCAAACGAAAGATATGTAGCTGTTTTTAGTAGTGGGAATGTAAAAGTATATGAATTAGATGGTACAGAGATAACTGTAAACAAACCAAATGGAACTACTTATTTAACTGCGAATGGAACTTACTCTCAATCAGGAACTACAGTAACAATAACAGTTGAAAATCATGGATTAGCTGTTGGTGATTCAGTAGCTATTGATTACACATCAGGTTCAGCAGTTGATGGTACATTCAATGTTGCTTCAGTAACCAGTACAAATGTATTTACTGTAACTGCTGGTTCGAGTGCTACTAATGAAGGTAACGTATCTATTCCTTTACAAGATCCTAGAAGCTCTATTAAGACAATAACTATTGCTGATTTTACTTTTGTTGTCAATACAACCATAACAGCAGAAATGGACACTACTGCTCTTTCTGCTGGTACTGGTACAAAAGCTATTGTTTTTATAAATCAAGCTACATCAAAAACAACATATTCTGTAACTGTAGATGGCTTAACAGCAACAGACAATACTGCTGGCGACAATACTTTAAGTACGAGTATTATAGCTGCTGATTTAAAAACTGGTCTTAGTGGATTAAGTGGCTTTACAATTACTAGAAAAGGTCCTGTTTTATATATAAGAAAAAATGATGATTCTGATTTTTCAATAGATGGAACTGATACTCAAGGTAATACAAAAATGACAATTATAAAAGATTCAGTACAAAGATTTACTGATCTTCCTACTGTTTCTCCTAATGGTTATGTTGTTGAAGTTAAAGGAGATGATAATACGGATTTTGACAATTATTACGTTAAATTTGTTACTAATAATGGAGAAGATTTTGGAGAAGGACAATGGGAAGAATGTGCAAAATCAGGTATAAATTTTAAATTTAATTATGCAACCATGCCACACGTTTTAATACGACAAGCAGATGGTGAATTTAGATTTACACAAGTAGATGGATCTGCTTTATTTTCAGCAGTAGGAAGCGATACAAAATCAGGAATTTTATCAGTATCAGGATTTCCTATTACGAGTCAATATGCAGAAATAGACTCTGCTGGTCATGGTTTAGTCGTGGGTGATAGTGTTGAATTAAATTTTAATGAGTACAATCCTACAAATAATAGTACTTATCCTTTATTTACTTCAGGAATATATACAGTAAATTTAGTACCAGCTTCTAATAATGGTAATAGATTTCGTATTAATATTTTTGAACAAACTGGTAGTGGTGCTGCATCTTTAAGTAGTAATTCTAATCATGCGTGTACTTTTAAAAAAGTCGAACAATTAGAAGTAGGTGAAGCTCAAACAATACCTCAATGGGGAGAAAGAACTGTAGGTGATTCAATATCTGCACCTAACCCTTCTTTTATTGGTAACAAAATTAATAACGTATTTTTCTTTAGAAATAGACTTGGATTTTTAGCAGGTGATAATGTAATTCTTTCTAGGGTATCTGAGTTTTTTAATTTTTATCCTGAGACAGTTATATCAGTATTAGACAATGAACCTATAGATGTAGCTGCTTCTCATACGAAAGTTGCAGTTTTAAAAAGTGCAGTAACAATGGGAGAAAAATTAATTTTATTTTCTGAACAGACACAATTTGTATTAGCCAGTTCAGCAGATAATTTAACTCCAAAGACAGCTAACGTAATAGTAATAACTGAATTTGAAAGTAGTGCTGCTGCACAACCTGTAGGGTCTGGTTCTTCTATTTATTTTTTAGCTCAGAAAGGTTCTTTTGCTGGTGTAAGAGAATATATAATTCAAGGTGAGTCAAAGATAAGAGATGCAGCAGACGTAACAATCCATGTACCTAGATTAATACCAAGCAATATTTTTAAGATGGCAGTAAATACTAATCAAGATATACTTGTTCTTTTAGGTACAGATAATAAAAATAAATTATATGTGTATAGATGGTTGTATGGTTCAGAAGGACAAAAAGCTTTAAGTGCGTGGTTTACTTATACTTTTAATTCAAATAGATCTATTTTAAATGTTGATTTTATTGGTACAGATTTGTTTGCTGTTATAGAAGAAGCAAATAAAGTAACATTAGAAAAGATACCATTTGAAACTGATTTCAAAGAAGCTAATGCTGATTTTGAATATCACTTAGATCATAAAGTAACTGAAGCAACTACAGGTGTATCAATATCTTATAACTCTGGTACTGGTCTATCTACTTTTACAGTACCTTACAGACTAAGAGCAAAGATGAATATTGTTGGAAGATCTTTAGCTAGTGGAGAAACGAGTACATTTGTAGATGCTGAAGGTAATACAAAAACTTTAAAAACTGGACAAATTATAAATACTACAAACTCTACAGATGGCTCTACTTCTACAATTACAGCAGTAGGAAATTATAGCAATAGTAAATTTATTATTGGTGAACCTTATGAAATGCACTATAGATTTAGTCAACAAAGATTAACAGAACAAGGGTCTGGATCACCCGAATATATGTCAGGTAGATTGCAAATACATCATTTTTATATCAAATATGAAGACGCTGGATTTTTTAAAGTAGAAGTAACTCCTGAGAGTAGAGATACTTCAACATATAAATTTACTGGCAACTTACTTGGTAATAATAATATTGGAGAAGTAAATTTAGATACTGGTGTATTTAAAGTACCAATAATGAGTAAATCGGACAGAGTAAATATTGACATAAAAAACAATACATTTCTTCCTACACGTTTAGCTGGTGCAGAGTATCAAGGAGTATTTCATATTAGAAGTAGAAGGATATAGTGGGATATTTAAGAAAGTCAAACCTCAAAGATTTTAAATACGTTGTTGATAACATGAGAGTTATGGACAAGATTGAAGCTTTATATCAAACAGGCATGAGTCCAGAAGATGCTCTTAGTCTTACTTTCTTAGCTAGTAAGACTAATATGACTATTGCTGATGACGAAGATCAACCTATAGGCTTATGTGGAGTACAGAAAGATGGTTGTATATGGTGTGTTGCTACAGATGATTTGTTTGATAATAAAAAATATAGAATACAATTAATAAGACAAGGCAGAAAATGGGTTGATAATCTACTTGAGTCTTATAAAATACTTTATAATTATGTATATGCAGAAAACACTTCTGCTATAAAATGGTTAAAAGCTCTTGGGTTTACATTTGTAAAACTACATGAGAGTTATGGTTATCAAAAAAAACCTTTCTACGAATTTTTAAGGATTGCCTAAATGTGTGTTACTTCCATAATTCCCGCATTAGGATTAACAGGTAAAGCTGCTGCTGCATTTAATATAGGCTTGGGTCTTAATGCTGCCAATGCTTTTCTTGGTAGGGCTGCTGCACAGCAAAAAGCAAATCAAACATATCAACAAGCATTATTAGCTAACCAATCAGCAGAAGATGATAAAAGACAAAAACAATTAGCTCTTTCTGAAAGAAAAGCAGAGGAAGAAAAGTTTGCAGCACAAGATAAGTTTGCTAAAACTATTGATGCTTTGCAAGCTAGTCGAGCTATAGTAGCATCAGAACAAGCAGGTTCAACTGTAGGATTATTATTAATGGATCAAGAAAGACAAGCAGCTAACTATAGAGAAAAAATAAATCAAAGTTTACAATCAATGCAAAGACAATATTTATTTAATATTCAACAAACAGAATCACAATTTGATACTAGAAGGAATCAACTACAAAGCAGTATTAATGAAGCTTATAATGCCATACCAAGTTTAGGTCAAAGCTTGTTAAACATTGGTACTCAAGGTGTTGGTATGTACCTTAATGCACTTCCCTTTGCTGATTAATTATGGTTTTACAAGTACGCACTACACAATTTCAAAGTACAGCAGGTCAAACCTCTAGGACTCCTGTAGAAACTTTTGTTGCACCTGTAGAAGTTTTACCTAAAACTAACTTGATGGGTTTGGCTGAAACCTTAAAAGAAATAAACCCTACACTACAAAAGTTTGTTAATTTTGAAATACAGAAAGCAAAACAAGAAGGAATACTAGAAGGTCAAAATTTACTTTTAGGTGCTAATGATAAGCAAATTACAGAAATTAAAAAACAATTAGCAAATAAAGATAAGAGAATTATGAGAAATTTTGTTGGTGGAAATATGTATATGGAATATGGAATAGAAAAACAACTTGCTATGAATTTGGGAAGCATAGCAGAA